AGGTAAATGGTGATGCTGCCGGGCTACGGCTCGGTGGCTTTTTACCAAAACTTTTTGTTTGTAGATTTGTTTTATTGTTGTATTTTTGATACGCCAAACTAAAATAGCCTACCACCTACTTTAGTTTGAAGGTTAAACCTTTTAATTGGTCAAATGTGTGGTAGCATTTGGCCATTTTTAATTTTATGAAAAAGCAAAACGAAGTCGCAAAAACAATACTGCGGCAGTTATCCAAAAGGCAAATTGCCTACCATCCAATTTATCGCAAAGTTACCGGAAGCACTACATCGGCTATTTTACTGTCGCAGTTGATGTACTGGCACGACAAGGTAGATGGCCGCGAATTTTACAAGACCGATGCGGAAATTATGGATGAAACTTGTCTAACGCCAAATGAATTACGAGGTGCAAAGAATAGGCTGAAGGACTTGAATTTTATTCAAATCAAGGCAAAAGGTATTCCGGCAAGGACGTTTTATGACATAGATTTTAGTGAGCTGGTTGAAGCGATTTCACAAGCAACTTTGGTAGAAACCAACGAGCCAGTATTGTTAGATGCAGTAGAACAGTTTAGTGATAATCACGAAACTAATACAATAGATTACACAACAAACTACTCAAGAGAGAGTGATACGTACGAACTGACGCCATCCAATTGGATTGTCGTTGCTAACTTAATGGCCGAATACGTCAAGAACGAAGGTGCCGCCCAATGGAAATTTATGTGCCAAGTTACTAACTACAAAGGCGACCCATTACCGCTTTTTTCAAATTGGGCAGGCAAGGCAACACCTTACGAATTATCCCGCTGGAAGGAAATGATACCGAAGTTACAGAACTGGATGAAAAACGAAGTGAAAAGTAACCCAACTATGAATATCAAGAAAAGCGGCAAGTCATGGGGAGCAATATGAAATATCGTCTTAATGTCCTAATTGATGAAGGATACCTTGTTGCTGAAGAAGTAACCAACCAAATGCATGACGAGTATTTCTTTGAGCAATGGGTCAACCTACTTTGGAAGCGCCGCGCTAATGACCTTGTAAAGACTATTGACGCTGCCACTATTAACATCGAACTTAATTACCAAGAAGCCCGCGCCAAAATTCTGCCGCTGTTTAAAGACAAAGACATTGCCGAGGTGCGCCGCCAGTTTTTTGCCATTACCGAGGAGCAGGTAGAAGAATTTCTGATTAAAAATTTTGGCTTTGCTATTAAGCCAATCAAGACCGCAAAACAAATACGCCATGAAAAAAACGGATAACGCCGCTGCCGCTATACTTGCCAAGTTTATTTACTCACCGGAGTACATCATCTCGGTGGCTGGCGAAATAAACGCCGAGATGTTCGGAAGCGAGGTGGCTGTTGAGATAGCTACGAAAGTGCTGAATCGGTTTAATATCAACAAGTATTATACTGTCCAAGAGTTTCAAGATGAGTACCCCGGCCTTTCTGATGAGTGGCTAATGCGCCCGGCAACGCCTAAACAAATTGAAGCGGGCATTGAATTTTTGCGCAGCAGCTACGAACTAAACAAGACTGGCGCAATATTAAAGGCTGGACTTGGTAAACTTAAGGATGGCGATTACATCGGCGCCCAAACTTACGTTGAAGCCGAGATTGAAATGCTTCGGTTATCGCTGACGCGGAAGGACACAAAGAGGGAGGCCATTCACGCCGCGATGGAATATACCAACCGCCTATTCAACACAAAGCCCGGCGATCGGGTGGTGGGCATTGAAACGGGGTTCCTACTGCTTAATTCCTTTACGGCCGGATGGCAGCCGAAGACCATGAACGTAATTGCTGCCCGGCCGGGACTTGGTAAAACTACTGTGTGCTGTCAAAACGCCATTGTTGCCGCCAAAAAAGGCACTCCGGTCATTTACTTTACCGCCGGGGATGCGGGTGCAGAAATGATATACTTTAAGATGGCTTGCATAATCGCTAATGTTGACCCTGCCCGCGTGCGGATTAACCAGCTAACTGAAACTGAAAAGAAAGAATTAATTAAGGCGTTTGAGTTGCTTTACGACCTACCGATAAAGGTAATTGATGGCAGCAACTTTAACGGCAAAATATCGGGCATTCATAATATCGTGCGCAAAGATGCCTTGCAATGGGAGCAGACCGGAATTGTCTTCATAGACTACATTCAGCAAATTAACCCGGAAAAAACCACTAATAACCGGGTGGAAGATATTCGGATGGTATCGGCATCTATCCAGCGCTTATCAAAGATTGTCAACTGTCCGATAGTGGTGGCATCGCAATTATCACGTGGCATTGAAAGTGAGAACAGATATCCACGCAATAGCGACCTCCGGGGATCGGGCGACATCGAACAAGATGCTGACATCATAATCTTTCTTGTTCGCCGCCCCGGAGATGAGCAGCCGATAATGTACATTACCAAAGACCGCCAAGGCGGTGCTGTTCCGACTGAAATAGAAATGATTTGGAAGGCCGATATTGGGCGGTATGAATATGCCATTGATGCAGTCGTGACCTTGACGCAGTTTCCAACCACGGCGATGCCAAAGGCTAATGTTGACGAATATTTACCGTTTTAAACTTGCGCCATTAAATAAATATAATTACCTTTACACTTATGAAGCTAATTAGCCTATTCAGCGGCATCGGGGGATTTGAGTTGGCAGCCGAATGGATGGGCTGGACACCGATAGTGTCTTGCGAAATTAATCCTTTTGGCCGGCAAGTACTTGAATATTATTGGCCTAATGCATACCACCATGATGACATTCATACCTTAACTTATGAAAGAATTGATGAACAACTTAAAAAAAGATATGGCAATGAATGGAGAACAGATGACATTATTCTTACCGGGGGCTTCCCTTGCCAACCCTACTCACTTGCCGGCAAACGACTTGGAAAAGAGGATGACCGGCACCTCTGGCCGGAAATGCTTAGAGTCATTCGCGAGATTCAACCACGTTGGGTCGTGGGCGAAAACGTTTTCGGAATTGTTAATTGGGATGGAGGGCTGGTCTTCAACGAGGTGCAGACTGACTTGGAAGCTGAAGGGTACGAAGTACAAGCGTATGTTCTTCCAGCTGCGTCCGTCAACGCTCCCCACCGAAGGGATCGGGTTTGGTTTGTGGCCTACTCCGACAAGTGTGCAGAGAGACCATCCGGAACGAGTTGCCGGGCTGATAGAGAAGGGGGCAACGACATTAATGAGCAGAAAGAACGGAGAGAACAGACCAAACAGCATACTGGACATGGCGATGTTTCAAGGACTACTCTTAACCCCAACAACACGCGAGGAAGTGCAGGACTTGGACAAGTTTCAGAAGCGGATGGAGAAATACCCAAACGGGACGAAAGTGCCGAACTTGGCAACGCAAGTAGTGGGATTATTGCCGACACCGAGAGCCAACAAAGTGAACGGATGCGATTTGAACAGCGAGAAATTAGCAAATCGGAACAAGGGGAATTTGGAGGAGGAGATAGCAAAGTGGGTGATATGCCAAAATGGGCAAGTTTCCCAACAACTAAACCCACAATTTGTGACCGAAATGATGGGCTATCCGACCGACTGGCTGGAATTACCTTTTCAAAGTGGCGAAACGAATCTATAAAGGCTATGGGTAATGCCATTGTTCCGCAAGTTGTGTATCAGATTTTTAAAACTATTGAAGCCTATGAAACCGGATTGGATTTGGAACATTGCTGATTGTCTTACCTTCCTCGAAACCGCCGAGGGGGTAATTGCATCGCCTATCAACACCGAGAACGGCGAAGAAATTGCCGCAACCATTGGCGACCTCATCGCTATGTACCCGGCCAGCAGTAACGTCGTGGCCAGCATGAAATTCCATAATGAGCAGAACTACCGAAGGCAATACGAAGCTATCGCCAAGCATCTCAAAGAAGGCAAAGCAAGCACCGACACCCTGCCCTTAACTGTGCCTTCGGTACTGAAGGATTACATTAAAAGCCGGACAGCCGACACGCAAGCGTTGATGGTTCGGGCTGAACGGATTAACGCGGCGATAACTCACGCCATTGAGGGGCTGCGCTCGGTGCTGTCTAAGGTCAAAGAGGATAGGAAGATAAGTAATTATGCGCAGCAGGTATAAAAATCAAATAACATGATAGAATATCAATACACAAGGCCAAACATTTTTGTGACAGTAGTAAAA